CATACGCGAAGGATCGCAACAAACGTATTTCAGTTTGCCTTTGTCATCTAATAACAATTTTTCCTTAGTGAATTCCGCTACCCCTCGGTGACCTTTTCTCATGTAGTCCAAATTGTAGAACTCTTCTATCGTATGTTTTATACTAACATCCTCCATAATAAATGGCGTCAGTGTTAGTATGTTACTCGTGTTGGTTGTGTTGCTGATAGTCGGCTTGTCAATTGCTTTCATAGCGATGTTTTCAAGACGATCATTCATCTTCTCGATTTTATTCTCGTATTCAGACTTCATCTTCTGGAATTCATTCTCGTATTCGGACTTCATCTTGCCGATTTTATTCTCGTATTCAGACTTTATCTTATCGATTTTATTCTCGTAATCAGCTACTAAACTCATCACTGCTTCTTCTGACTTTCGCCTGTTTTTCTCCACAGCTCTTTCAATTATGTCTGGGACCTTACATGTTATCATGTGTCTGTATAGCGAGTTCTTACGAGTGTATGTCTTACCACATGGACAGGAATTGTTTTGCTTGACATGCTCCTTTCGCATGTACAAACAGTATTCAGCTGTTTTTCTATGCTTGTTCAAAGACGATTTCGTAGCAAACTTTTTTCTGCAAAACTCACATTCATTCTCAGATTCCATTTCATTATAAAGAATAATCTCTTAAGCATTATTTGTTTAGTATGAATTTGACCTAGAAGTGTTCTGTTTTCACAATCAAACGCGAATTGGTAGACCATACTTCAACTGTAAACAAAGAGGGAATTCATATTCCACAGATTCGTGCAACATTCCATGCAAGATTCCGTAGGATTGTGCAACATTCCAAAGTGAATTCGATACATCATACTTCAAACTGTAAAACAACCAGTAGATTAGCATTCCGCAGAATTGTGCAACATTCCGCAAAATTGTGCAACGTTCCGCAGAATTGTGCAACATTCCGCAAAATTGTGGAATGTGTTTTTTGCAAATAGTGATTTTTTTTGCGCAAAAGAATTTTTTCCGGAACAAAAAATTAAGATGGATTTTCAGGTTAATTCACAGGTTGGTTACTCATCTTAATTTTTCCGGAAAATACTTTTACGGAATTCAGATTCTGTTAAGAAAATTGAGAAACAATTTGGTTTGATGAGGCATTTGTAAATCGCACTTGTTGGAATGAATTCGGTTGAATAAACAATATCGGTTTATATGAATCAGTAAAGTAATAAAATGCAACAAGTAGATGAGAATATAGAAAGATACATCATCAGTTTCCTTGACTGTACCTGTGTGAGTATTGAAGAATACTTAATAAAAGCAGAACATAGAAAAGTGTACAAGTCAGTTGTTGATTTGTTCGACAGACAGAAAGTATACGATGATATATTTTCCGATATTAATTTTAAAAGCCACAGATTTGCTGCTAACTCAGGGAGGAGTTTGTACTTTCGAATAGGTCTTAATCCCGATGGCACTTATGTCAAATCAAGAACTTACCGTCAGCAAGGCATAACATTTGTTCTACTGGGAGGAGAAATATTCATGATAAAGAAAGATCGAAGAATCCTTGACTTTTTTGGTTTTACTACAAAGCAGAAATACACCGAGTGGTACTTGTCAAAAATTCTAGATTTATATCCTATTATATGAAATTGATATCAGGCGACAAAAGACTTATGTGTTGGTATGTTTCACGATGAATTAGAATTCTTAATATCCCAAGACTTGCCGGAAGCGAACATAGTTGACTTTCTGAGAACGATTAGTTTATTCCCATTTGAATTAAACGCAATTCAAGAGCGTTGCAATCGCGACTTAGAATCACAGCAGAATTTCTTCGACTTGATGTTTCAGTATTTGGTAGTTAACGAATGCTGGCTACACAATTTGTGTACTAGGAATAAAGCTGTCATTCATCGTGCCTTGTTCAAAACTCTCGAAAATAATGCCGAGTTTTGGCAAAAAGCTGAGTTCTACAAACGGAGATTGAATTTTCTTTCTGGTGAAATTGATTTTTGACAAGACTTTCGAAATTAAAAGAGCTTATAATATGTTAGACGAACAGGAATCAGTAACAGACGAGAATTTCATTGAAGAGATGTGGAACTATGCCGAAGAACTAGGGGATTTTACTAGTATGTTGACCGAATTACTAAACGATTTAGGCGAAGATAACGTAGGCCACAAAAAATTAATTTTGGAAGAATTGAATCACTTGGATGGCCAACTGGAAGACATGAGAAAAGAAATAGAGAATTTTTTCGATGAAGGATTCGCGCCTTGGGGTGACGAGGATGATGAGACAATATGTGATATACTGAAGGAAGCAGGAAAAATTTCCCAGCATCATATAAATTTGTTGGAAGATATATTGGTGACTTACTATGAGAATTCGGACAGAATATTCAATGTATTAAGAAAGCGTAGTGATTAAGTGTTTCAATATAATATAACCAGAATGCTAATATATTATATTTAAAGTATTATTGTTTTTGAGATAGTGTAACCCATTTTTTGCAGCATAGCCTCGTATGTTTTTATGTGTTTGTATCCTGCCTGTATGATTATGGTGTCATTATTGGACGAAAGAAGACCAGATAATACGTATACATCGAACAGTAGTTCTTCAAATTGTAAGAGATAGGAAAACAGCTTGGTGTATGCCAATTGAAACTGGACTGGTAGAGTTACTGTTGCGCTACTGGATGTGCCAATGTCACTCTTGAGTTTGTTTGTTTCTTCCACTAGTTTTTTTGTAAGATTTTTGATTCCTCCTGTTTTAGCTTCTAGTTGCTTGAACTGTGCTAAGTAGTACTTTAATAGAGACTTTTCCGGTTTAACAGAAGCACCGTTTGCCTTATTCACTATATCGAAATATTGTTTCAGCAGTTTCACATGGCTGAAAGATGTGAGAGAGCTGACATCCTTCTGTATTTTTGTCAATGTTTTATCCAAATCAGCAGTTGATACCTCAGCATTTGCAGGTAGGGAAAAAAGTGTAATAAGGTCTGTTAGAATAGGCCTTTGTGGTAATTTGTGACGATAGTCAACTAAGAAAGGATTGAAGTACTGTTTATAAGAGTTTATACATCGAGAGTAAGTGTAAAGAGGTTTCTTGCTAGTTCCGCCTTTGTTTATATCGTCGTAGTTCATTTCTATAAAGTAATCAACTTTCTTACCTGTATTAGCGAGCTTAAGACAAGCGTCTTTAGGAATGTCAAACTCGAACTCTCTCGTGTGGATATCTGATATTAGTATCACCTTTTTATCTTCCTTATTCATAACTGTTATAGTATCTGGTCCAATTAAAGTGTCCATTTATTATTAGAATATTTTTTATCGGTTAAAGAAAAAAGACGTTAATAAAATGAATACATTCGACATAGAATCAGTAATGTCAGGATTGGTGCAGAATGATGTATCAAGAGTAAGAAATAATATGATATTCGAGGGTGCAAGATCTGATTCCATTACAATAGAAAATGTAATATATAACATGTTGTACGATGACATACAGGAGGACATTGCCGAAAAGTACGAGGCAGTATATCAGTGTCTCTGTGCACGTTATAGCGATAGCTATTTAAAAGGTTCCGATTTTTACGTTGGAGACATTTTGGAAAACTGGTGGATAGAAAAGCCAGAAAACTGCGAAGAGAAGCTGATGAAGTGGGTAAAAATAAAAGAAACACTAGACTCGTTTCTAAAGTAATTTAAAAGGTTAAGGAAATACTAAAATGTCATCTATATTTACCGCGAAAACAACTGATGCTTATTATTTTAAGATCTTGGTAGAGCTATTGTCACATAACATCAAAATAGCGCATATAAACATAAACGAAGACTGTATAAGCTTGAGTTCTATGGATACCAACAGAAAAGTGTTAATAGACCTGAAACTTCTAGCGGAGAACTTCAGTTTGTATAAATACAAAGGCACTAAGAGATACCTAGGAATCAACTTGAACCACTTTCATAAAATGCTAAAGAGCATTAAAAAGAAAGATTCGTTACAATTGTTTATCCCAACCGAAAATCAAAACAAGTTAGGGATTAGGGTGTTTCCAAAAGATAATAATAGGGTAACAACATCTTACATTACTATCCAAAATGTACAAGAAATTGATATAGAACTGCCAAAGATTTATTCAAAACCTGTAATAATACCATCTTCTGAATTCAGTAAAAGTCTAAAAGACTTAGGAAATATAGGAAATCAAACCGAAATCAGCGTTCAAAACTTTTATGTCAAGTTTTGTTGCAAAACCGATGGTATACTTGAGCGGATAGTAGAGTTTGGAGAGATAGATGTGTATGACAAAGACGAAGAAATATTCAATTCATACAAAGAGACATTTTTCACAGATCAATTAGGAAAAATTGCCAAAATTTCTGGACTAGGAAGTCAGTTGAAGTTATACACAGGTAAGCCAATAATGTTCAAGACAAACGTTGGGAATTTGGGAGAGCTCTCTATATACATGAAAAGCATCGATGAACTAGAAAAAGAGGCTAATATGTGTCTGGATGACTGATATAGTTTTTAAATACAATAATTTAAAAACAAACTGAAAATATATTTACTGGTATAATTATAGACCACAGATCTTACATGTCCACACGCTTTCATAGGAGTATGCTTCGTCTTTTACTCTTTCATGATTACAGTTCTCTTCTAAGTACTTGTCGACGTTATCCAGCACATTATCTATTTCTGATAATCTTTTCATCAACTTAATCCTTTCTTGTAGAACATCTTTCTTGAACACTATGACTTCCTTGACACTAGGCTTTTTATTGTTTGATTTCATCTGGTAGATTATACAGTTCTAACAATAAAAATCAAATTTGAATTTAGGGGAAACACCAGAATCCGAAAGCTTTACCTAACCACGAAAGAACTGCCATGACGACCAGAATCCAAGTTAGAACAGTGGCTACTTGGACTGCCAACATTTGCATTTCTTGCAATGTTACAGAGTAAGTGGCCTCTTTAGTGGATAGAGGTTGTAGTTCAAGGTTTTCGGACTTGTCTGAATAGAAGGCGAATTTAGTGATAAAGACCAAACCGAACATGATTACGATCGGCATAATCAAGTATACTATTGTTGCTGCAAGTGATGACATATTTTGAAGTGTATTCATTTTATATTAAAAGAAATTTTTTTTACTTTTTTTTTTAACGATAAATATTGAAACATTTTCTTGTAGGATAAAGTCTGTCTTTAACCGGATTATCTGAAGGATTGCAAGGATTACAAGGATATATTATCGAACAAGCGTCTTGGAAACACACTCTAGGAGGATCATCATCAATAGAAGAGCAACACTTGTTTATGCTATAGCAGCTATCATGCCTTGTTCTGTATCCTGCTTCTCTCTCAGCAACAATTGGGTCATCACAACAGTACTTGCCTCTAAACCATCTAGTGTAAGGGAAGTGATCGTAGTCAGTAACCACGCCTGTAATATTATGACTCGTAGCCCAGAAAGGCTTGTCTAAACACTCCTTTTGTTTTATCATGTCTCTGACTAACGCAACGTTTTTCATTGTAATGTCATTACTCATTTATCTAAAGAATTTTTTATTTTTACACATATACGAAAAGTCTGGTGACTTTCATTTTCAAAATTGATATTTTTCCCTGAAATCCTAATACTGTATGTATGTCCTCTAATGCGACACCTACTATTGTTGGTAAAAATACCAACCAAAAAGCTAAGAAGAAGAAGAAGAATAAAAAGAAGAAGAATAAAGTCACGCGTCCTGAAGATTGGGACGAATATGATGAATATGAGAAGTTTAACTACTTTACCTACGTTGACCCCTACATTCCTTTCGCCGGGACTTATACAGAAATGGATAGAATATACGACGAAAAGTATCACAAAGACGGAAAGAGCAATTTCTTTTCACCAGATGCAATCGCTGAAGTAGCCAATGGATATTGTGAACCTATTGACCTGGATGATAGCTACTACCGCTAGTGAATGAAATAAGCAACAAATAAATAAAAAAATAGGCCCCTTTAAGGGGCTTTTTTACGTTTCCGGGTCAATTTTGTTGTATCCGCAGTATGTGCAAAACGGAATGTTTTTCTCGACTTTAATCTCATTGTGTTTGCAGTTTTGTTGGATCACTTCTATAGAACCACTTAACCTACGCCGCAAAGATTGAAGCTCTTTTTCTCGTTCTTCAATTCTTTTCTGTAAGCTGTTTAACATAATATTTTTGAACTTCATTTGTCTACACTCGTATAATTATAATAAATTTCATTTTTTATCATAATTAGAATTTATTGTTTAGCAGCAACCTCTTCCACAAGCTGGTTGAATAGGTCCACCGTTGCATCCATAGCAGTCGTTAGAAACGACTTGTTGCTGTGGCAAGCAAACAGGAGCGCACTGCACTTTGCATGGCGCACATACACAACTATCGTTGTAAACACATCCTAAAGTTCCATATGAAGCACCGGCAGTGCCATCGCAGCAGCAATCAGTGGTTGCTCGACTTCCGCAGTATCCTGTTTGGTAACCGGATACTGCATCGAACGTGGGTAGAATAGCTCTACCTGTGGAGCATAATGGTACATATCGAGCACCTGAGTAGTTGCATAAAGTTGAGTAGCTGTTAGAACAACCACCACAATCTGAGTAATTCATAGCAGAGGGCATTTTATTTATAGTCAAAAAAATAAAAAAAAATTAAATAATAGTTGCCTCTATTTCTTCTATATTATTTAAGATACAGTAACAAATCCTATGTCTACCGTCTACGATTGTGTAAAAATCCGATTTATTTATACCGCGTTTGTGAGGAGGTATATATAAGCTCAACTTCTCGAGTTTAACAGGTTTTAGAGATACCTTGCCAAAATAATCTTGGATACTACTGATTCTACTTAGTAGGTTTCCGACGACATGTCCTCTATCCACCTTGTACTTCGATAGATTAAAAGAAGGTTCGAAGTGAGTGATTGTATTAACCATCACATTATCTAGTATAATATCCTGTACTGATACAATCATAAATAACATACTTCACTTCTTAAGCACCTATAACGCAAAAAAACCCCTTTCGGGGTTTATTTTGTTCACTAATCATATGGTGATTAGTGATTAATGTGAGACAAGGAGTTTTTATTTTGTTTTAGTATACAAAGAGTTTTTATTTTGTTTTAGTATATGGGACCACAACCGTATGTGGCAGTTTCGATTCTTCTATGTGTATGTACAGGTCTTGCGTCTGGTCTCTGTGACCACAAGTACTCCATGTGTCTGTTAAAGTTCATAAAATGAGGTCCGCGAGATAGTACTGTACGCAGATCGTTTATATTAGGTTGAATGTAGCGTGTATCAACCTTGCCACGTTTGGTAAGAAAACACGGTAGTTTGTATCTCATATCAAACGTGCCATCAGCATTAGTTGGCCAACCTAGTTTGGTGAAGTCATGATCTCCTGGTAAAGGGCTTTCGTTAAATTTGTTCATTCTGTAATATTCAGTAAGCAGAGGTTCTACAAGTAAGCCCTTAACTTTCTTAGAAAAAAATCAATTTTGAAATGAATTTTCATATGCAGATTTTCCTATATTCTTATTTGTCTTATTATAAATGAGAGCCTACTATGTTTCTAATAGTCTAATTTTAATATTATTGTTGTTGATATTTGGCTTTATATTGTTCCAGAGCATGTTGAGTACCAGCAACACAAAGTCCGTAACTCAAAGAGCGATACAGGTTAATGATAATTGGAAAATCGAATACCTAAAGCAAATCTATCCTTTGATAAGCAATCCAACAACGGAGCAGTTTGACAAGTTGGAATGTTTTATAACGAGCTTACTTCCCGAAGAGGTACAGCAAAGATATTCTAAAAACGTGTACAAGGCAATTTTCCCCGGACCCAGCTGTTCAGAACTGCCTTGTGATTGCAATGAACAGAAAGTTCCAAATGTTTCCTTTGCACCTAATCCGATGTTGGACAATAAATGGCCGCCATGCAATGTAAAAGGAAAATTCGGTGAATATTGTTGCTCGTCTCCCGAGGCTTATAAAAAGTGTTATGAATTAGGTCTTTTTAAATGGGGAGGAAATGATACATGGACTGGTAGCTTGAAAAGCATAAACCAGAAACCTCCTGCTATCAACCAACTTTGGAAACCGAGTTTATGGCCTAAATTCACTCTGGCAGTAAATAAGTTTCCCCAAAATGATTGGAATTCATTTTACAACGCGAAGGGTGACCCTGATAATTATTGGATGGAAGGCTTACATAGCAGCTTCTCTATCAACAGTTTAACTTACGGTGTTTGGTTTTATAGATCCATCGGTAGTGGTATGTTTGTAAATCTTGGAAAAACGTTCGCTGGATTAAATAAGCTAGATGTAATATTCAAGTTAGGGTACAGTCCTGAGGAAGTTGCCGATTTCATTATGAGAAAAAACAACGGTCTAGTAATGGTAGTAGGTGACCCAAGCAGAACTGGTTTAGGTGGTCTAAAAGGTTTAGACTATTGGCTCGCAGGGCAATACCACACAAATTTGAATGAGTACTTTGAGAAAAACAATTTAGAAAAAAACAAAAAAAACTTAGTTGACCTCTTGAAAAAAGCTGCTTATGGAAAGGATTACAACATAAACCGAATAGTTAATACAGGTATGCTTGACAATTTGTTAGTTTGGTTAGGTTCCACAGCCAAGTATAATTCAATACAGTTCACTTGCCAGTCTAATCTGTATAACGGATTCACAACAGAAGTTATGATATTAGGCACAGGTAAGAGTGTCTACACCGATATTAGGCAAATTCCGAAGTCTCAGTTCAGGGTTTTAGATCCTAACGATCTACCGCAAGGTAGCCAGACCACTGAAGGAAAAGCCTGCACGTACGACTATCCTTTCGCTTGCGTTTACTGCAAGGAAGCCCCAGCTACAATGAATGCAAAAATGGGTTGTACTGTCGATATAAGTGACTATTTCAAGTGCTCGAAGGGAACCCCTTCGTACTATAGTCTTAACAATGCTGGAGGTATACCCTTAAGGGGACAAGCAACAACTGGAAACCCAATTTAATGTGTTTTAAGAACGAGAGTTAAGAGAGAAAATGAAGATATACTGCATCAATTTAGATAAAAGAAAAGACAAGTGGGAACTAGTTTCAAAACACAATAAGAAGAAAACAAATAAAGATATCATTCGAGTATCAGGAATTGATGGCTACTCTTTAGGTGCTACAAAAAGAATTTTGAAGCTATACAAGAATTGCTTCTCTCAGTACAAAAAGGGAGTAATGAATTACGGTATGAGAGCTGGAGTTGTTGGCTGTGCATTATCTCATATCAAAACTTGGATTCATATTCTGTACAGCGAAGAGGACCATGCGGTCGTTATTGAAGATGATGCTGTACTCGAGAATGACTTCGACAAAAAGCTAGAACAAGTATACAACGAAATAGGAGATGATGACTGGGATATCGTTTTCTTAGGTTTGCACCCAACAAACAAATCAGTAAATCTTTTTTATGCGGAAACATACGAAAAAGTAAAAGTAAATGACATGGGAAAAGATTTTGAAAGTATTAACCTACATAATTACGGAGCCTTCGGATATCTTATTTCGAAAAGCGCGTGTAGAAAGATACTAAACCATTATAATAATAGCGCCATAGAAGGTGGTATAGATGCAAGTCTAATTCATTTGGACATTAGAAGGAACCTTATAAAAAATAAGTATTTGACACCTTGCTTAGTTAGGAGCTCGATGCATGGTCAAAATTTAACAGTAGGGGGTACGACTTTCAAAAACAATGGCAACATTCAAGGAAACACAATTTTTTTGAAAGGAATGGAAAAGTATAATGTAGATGAAGTTAAAGATATTTCATCGCCTATTTTTGACGGTCACAAGTATAATATTAATTATACCTTGAGTAAATAACGTTGAAACTTTTTATATATTTCAAAAAAAACGAAATATATAAATCTGGGAAGCGAACCCAGGACCTCTCGCAACCAAAGCGAGAATTATACCACTAAACCAAAAACCCTGCTTCCGCTGGGAATCGAACCCAGGACCTTTGCATTACAAGTGCAATGTTCTACCAACTGAACCACAAAAGCTTATAACAATGGTATATTTCTTTAAATCGGTATTTTATGTTCGTCTTTTTCTGCTTCTAATTTTTCGTTTTATTTTCTTGCTTCTTCTTACCTTTCTCTTAATTTTTTTCTTTGGTCGAAATTCCTTTATCCAATTTAAGTAAGAGGTACATATACTTGATCATTATAACACAACTCTTTTGCCATGCATTAACAATCTTGTTTAGCACTTCAAATTCTATTTCACCTCTAGAGTTCACAGTTTCTCTTAGTTTTCCAGTCTGTGGATCTACTGTGTATAAGGCGCCATTCTTTTTAGCCAAAACAATAGTGTGTCCTAGAAAAGAGCATCTTAACAAACGTTCCAGTTTGACAATAGTACAGCTGTTTTCTTCAAGCTTACTATGCATCAAAAGAAAAAATTTGTTAATAGCATTTCTATAACCGAGACTCACTTCTGCTGAAAATCCCTCTGTTGTCAATATTGGCACATCCAAAAGGTTATATATTCCTGTGCTGTATATATCTCTCGTTGTGGTGTTAATATAATTTGTTATATCGTCGAAAGGAGTACCGCTTCTAGCATCGCACTTGTCCACTAGTTCTCCTCCAGTTTTAACATCGAAATAACCTAAATATGTTAGCACATTTATGGCACATCCAATATCATATCTACCTCTCAAAGGCCCACCCATTACTAACCAGTTATTCCATCTTGTGTCAGGATTACAATTTCTCAATTGGTAAACACTTCTAATTTCTAGTTCGTTTATTGAAGCTTTTGTTATTCTATAAGTAGGTACCGTGTATAACAACGACGTGATAACCGACTTGGCAGCTTCAGGATTCAAGTATTTAGCGGATTCAATTATACTGTAGGTGTAGTTTCTGATAAACTCCAATAGAAGGTTTGGATCTCTATTGAGGGACAAGATAAGTTGTTCCTGTAAAACATCTTGTGGTATGTCGGGAAACTTTAATCTCAACTCGGTATAGAGCAGGCTGTAAGCAACACAATAACCACCAGGATCAATTCTTTGGTCAAGAGGAACATTTTTCTCTTGAAATGTTTGCCAGTTTATATTAGGACATAACACGTAAGGAGAATAGTAAGTATAATTAGTAGGTGTTACTCTATTAACGACTTCTTCTCCCCATCGTTGTATCACTTTTTCAATATTGTCGTCTTTTATTCTACTATCGTCAATAATACCGTATGGTTCGAATCTTTCAATTGTACCGTACTTTTTATCTACTATTATCACTTCGTTGTGTCCCGATTCCTCACTCCAAAAAATATTTAGTGGTATAACTATGAAACGAACTGATTTGTTGTTAATACACTGATACATTAGTTCCTTAAACTTGTTATCGAACCTATACGTACCAGCTCTGTAATCTATTAGGAGAGGAGCTTCATACTTGTCAATTTCAGGCTCAATCAAAAAACAAACCCCAGGAAATTTCCTCAGCAAGTAGTACATGAACTTGTATTGTTCTTTATTATACCCCTGGTACTGACTAAGTATTCCACTGCTTATCTTATTGGATATTTCTGGGGTGGAAAGAGTTTGCAGAAACCTATTTATTTCGTCTTTATACAATGTCAAAGATTCCATTTTATTATAAAACTAGAATTTTAATTTTTTCTCATATAACCAACCCACGGACCTGAAGTTAGGAATAGTCTTTATTATTCCATGTGCGTGGAAATAAGATTTGTTGAAACCGTTTCTGAATTCATCTATACTCATGTAGCCACCGTATTCGCTTAAAAGCCTCCAGTGCGGAGCTTGATCAATCTCAAAATTTAAGTTGTTTGTAATACTTTTCATGATTTTGTTTAAGAGAATAATTGAATTATCGTACATCTTCTTGTGTTTGTTGTCATTAGCAAATGCTAAAGCACAGTGAAAGGAGCAGAATACCCCATCGCTAATATAATAGTTCTTCTTCTTAAGAACTAAAGAATCAAGAACACTTTTATTAGAAGTGATATGCTCCTTGATAACATAGTTGTCTCTACTTATTTCTGAGAAGTACTTCTTTATAGCGGTGTTTGGAACATATTCTATCGGACATCCAATAGGCTGACTATCAAAAGAGTGCCTACACCAGAAACAATTATATGCAATTTCTTTTGTAAACTTACAACTGGAATAATCTATCATTGAAATCCTACACGTGTGTATCTTCTTGCTTTGATCCTGAAATGATATCGACTCGTTTTCTAATTCAGTAAGCTTCGTAACGTTTCCAGCTTCACTCATATCTCCTATTTCTTCTATAGTATCTATATTTGAAATAATGGATATATTGAACTTTTCTTCAACCTCCTTAGTATTTATTCCTGGCAACGTAAAAATGATTTTCATTTATATTCTGTTTAAAATAATATTTAAATTATTTCATTTTTATTATAAAAGATGAGACCAGCGAACCGTGTAAAGACTTGCTGCACCAGATGTGGCAATGAAATTGGTGATAGCTTTTGTTTGGACACAAATTTGAATGTTAGAGTAAACAAGACGCCTACATTCTGCAATGACTGTGTAGCCTTAGAATTCAATGATTTTAGGTATATATCTCCTAATAAACAATTAGCAGGTCCAGCAAACCCTAAAACCCTCATACCTCCAGTTGTGGCACCTCCTATAGCAGATCTCAGTTATTGGAAAACAAATAATTTAATTACACATTCTCACGTAAACTCTCAAAGGGAACAACCTTTGTATGAATCCGGTTTTATAGTTAGCTCTTGCTGCGATATCAAAGACTGTTATATATCCGACAACTGCTGCTGTGAAAATGACACTCCAATTCCTGTTCCTTATATAAAGAAAGACAGTGAAACTAACGGAAACACTGACGGTTCCCAATCGGGAAAGGGTAGCAGTGGTGAATCCCAGAAGGAAAAGTTTACACTGCCCTACGAAAAGCCTAAGCCTGTTGTACGTGAGAATATGAGACAAGACAGGTTGAAGCAAATTCAAATGGATCTTAGAAAGTCCGAACCACAAGCATTACAAGTGTCCAGGGATGTTGACATAACAACGACGGAAGAAGGAGGAGTATCAGTAGTAGCACAGCGAAGCTTAGCTACTGTACCAGCAGTTCCACGAGTTGAGAAGTGTTGTATACCTCAAGACATCAACATAACTTGTGGATATAATCGGGAAAACCCTTTCCTTTATGATGTTCCCACAAACTATGCTATTTCTAATTGTGAAAAATCTGAATCCCTTAAGTGCTTTAACAAGAATCTTTTCACACAGACTATACAACCAGGTGTTTACACCAGGAGTGAAGTCAACGAGACACCGAATTCCAATATCGGAATTTCTTTCGCTCAACCATTTGAACCAGTAACAATATCGAAAGATTGTTGCGATGGCATTCTATTTACACAACATGATCCGAATTTAATTTCTAATGTTATAGAACCCAGTGTTGATTACTGCGAAGAACCGAGCCTGTACAATGTATACGACCCAAGACATTCAGGATACGGTACGAGCTACAGGGCGTATAATAATGAACTTCTTGGTCAAACTAGGTTTATGTATGATGATATAGATGCTATAAAAAATCCTAATTATGTTACCCGAAGTCACATAGACCATCTACCATTTGCTGATAAATACGGTGCTATGCAACCCTGTGGAATGGAAGGTAATATATACACCTCAAGAATGCGAGAAATGGTTAATCAGGGATTTACTGATTCTACAAACCAGTTCAGGGCAGAGCTACAAGAAAGATTGATGAGAAAAGCGAATAATATTGCTTGGCAACAAAGAAAGGCCCCCATTTCTACAAATGGTTTTTGTGCAAAATAAAGTAATTTTTTTTTCATATTAATAAATGGTAACATTAACTGACATTATATTATTTTTCTTACCGATGGTAGCTGGATACCTTACGTCTTACTTTTGTCCTATTGGACCGCAGGCAGGCGTTGCGCTAAATGCAAGACCACCTTCTTGTGTTTTCATGATCATTTGGCCTATTCTCTACATTCTCATAGGATTAAGCTGGGTTAACGCCAATAACGATGAAATGAACAATAAATTTGTTGTTAATGTTCTTTACGGATTGCTAACTCTCTGTTTATCATTGTGGACCTACTTCTACGGCTGTGAAAATAACAAAACTTATGCACTTTACACATTGCCTGTAACAATACTGGTCATTCTTGTGACTTTGATGTATAGTCCTACCTATTTGCTATTGCCTCTGTTGGTGTGGCTATTATTTGCTTTGATGCTCAACTTCGCAGAAGTGAACAACGAAAGCTACGAAAATTTAAGAGTTATAATCGCACCTAATATGAAAATGTAATGGTACTACAACAATCATTTGTAATTTTAAAACTGAAAGTGTTAAAATTAAGGGAAACTGCGCAACTTAGCACTGACCAAATCTTGGATTCCAGTCATACTCTCTGATCTGTGCAGTGTACATTCCTGTTAGGTCCTCTCTCCAAGCCGTACTGTCGTTCAACCAACTCAAACCACACATTTCAACTGGTTTAACACATGGTTCTCTGTTATAGTTGATTCCAAGCCCTCCCATTGGATCGAAAGATATGTCTCCTGTAACTTTGCTAGGCGTAGAGAAAACAGGGCTGAAGAAAACATCATTGAACTTATCGTCGGTGTAATAGAGAATTTGACCACCGTCTATGTCGCTGTATGTTCTATAATTCTTTCCATAACCTATAAGTGACTCATCGCAGTATATTTGGTTGAGTCTTATCGAACTGTCCATTGGCGGTCGGTCAAGTGACATTCTAAAAGCTCTTGGAACGTCTATTAGTCTAGGATCAGTGCTAGTGAAAGTATTGTAGTGTACTTTTTCATCTCCAGGCGATTCTTCTAGACAACAGTCTTTCCTATTCTCGAAGTCCCACGCAACTTTATTTTGATAAGCTTGAGGGTTGAGATAGGTAAAACCGCACTTTATACTCGGCTCTATATTGTGCTTGAAGTCTGCGTTGTAACACTTTTTATCACAATTATATACTCCGAGATTTGTTGGTATACCGCATGTCGGTTTACATTCACAATCATCCTGTACACAACAAGAACTTTTTGGGTAGTCGTATATAATATTATTCATTTATTATATTATATATTAATTTTATGTTTCAATAATTGCTTACTTCCTCGGGCGACGACACTTAGAACCCTTTTTCATTCCAGGTTTCTTCTTGCATGCACCGCTTTTCTTCTTTCCATGGTGGCACTTTCGCTTGGACTTGGATCGGCTCTTTTTCTTCATAGAGCGACGTCTCTTGGAGCGGCTCTTCTTAGGACCAGGTTTTCTCTTGCAAGCACCACTTTTCTTTTTACCATGATGACACTTGCGCTTCTTGGATCGGCTTTTCTTCTTCATAGAGCGACGTCTCTTGGAGCGGCTCTTCTTAGGACCAGGTTTTCTCTTGCAAGCTCCGCTCTTCTTTCTGCCGTGTAGACACTTACGTCTCTTAGAACGGCTCTTCTTCATAGAGCGTCGTCTGCGCGATCTGGACTTCTTTTTCATTGAACGACGTTTCATAGATCTGCGTTTTCTAGATCTACGTTTCTTAGATCGACTCTTACGTCTGCGAGACATAGAACGGCGCTTCATGGAACGACGCTTCATAGAACGGCGTTTCATAGAACGTGAACGACGACGCCTGCTTTTACGGGCAGAAGACTTGCGTTTTCTACTCATTCTTTTCATTGGAACAGGAGTTTTAATAATTATATCTTCTTCAATAAGATAAGTTGGTGATTTCATGTGTCCAGGCATATTTTTATTTAAAGAAATAAAAATAAAATAATTTTTTTTAAATTATTCCAAATAACTTTTCACCTTTCTTTTTCAAGTCTTTCGATTGAATAAACAGGAAGATAATGTATATGATCAATCCCATTGGGAATAACCAAGTTAAAGGTAACCAAGCATTTGTCTGGCAACCGCTCTTGTTGTTGTACATTTGCAGTTGAACTCCAAGTATAGACTGCAAAAGGTTGAAGACTAACAATACTGCTGCTAAAATTTGCCCCAAACCAGTTGGTAGAACGATACTCTTATTATAAGAGATAAGCGTCACAACTAATGATATGGCAGCATTCATTGAAGCCAAAGTGTTTAGCCAAAAAATATTAGTCTTGATCTTCTGGTACTGGGTGCTTCCACAGGAGTTTATTTTCCTATTTATATCCAGGTCTTGATAATACAAAACGATAATAATTACTATATTTAATACGAAGCTTAATGGGGCAAAAACCTTAAAGCTAGTAAACAGGCTTCCTACATCTTGGAAAAAATCAGCTTGTTTAGATACTACTTTCCCCGTAACTACAGGCTGAGAAACAGCTGTCGCTACTGGAACGGTTGCCATGGGAACAGAAGAAGTTTGAGGTACACCTGGCAAAACTTTCATTCCGCTTTGTAAGTATTCATCTCCTAAATCGTTGCTCAAAACGAAGTTAGAAACATCTTGATTTACACAAAGAGCGCGCCTTGGAGAAGAGCAAACGCTTACAGATCGACTTCTCGGTCTTCTTGAAAGATTGAATGATGGAGATCTTATCGACATTTTTTATTATACAATAGAAAATATAAAATAGTATTTTTTTATTTACTCCTTCGCTTTAATTATTGTTTTAATACCCATTGCATTCAATTCTTGGAACAGCAGTTTTGCTGCATACGGCAAATTTACTTTCGATATTTTTTCGTTGTTGCACTTCTTACATTCAGTAGAACTTGATGCCATAAATCCACACTTACTGCAGACATCTACGTAATACGGATCTGATTGGTCGAAGAGCCTTTCCCTTAAAAACCTTGAGCATCCATGACCTATCATACAATCCCTTTCCATCTCGCCAAAGCGCAGACCTCCTTCTTTACTTCTTCCTTCCAATGGTTGTCTCATTAAAGTAGTTACGTGACCAGTAGCACGACTATGACACTTGTTACTTACCATATGCTTTAAGCGTTGATAATAAGTTGGTCCAATAAATATTCTGGCTTTTAGCGGTTTCCCTGTAAACCCACAATACATCTGCTCTGTTCCTGTTCTCTCATAACCTAATTTTGACAAGTTATCGCAGAGTTCGTTGGCCACATCATCACCAGTTCTGGTAAACGGAGTAGAATCTCCAAATTTTCCTTTAATAGCGCATGATTTTCCTAGAACACATTCCATCAGCTGACCTATTGTCATACGACTTGGAATACAGTGACTGTTGATCACTAAATCAGGTACAATTCCTTCACCTGTAAAAGGCATATCTTCTTGTCTATACATAAATCCAACTGTTCCTTTCTGCGCGCTACGAGCACTGAACTTGTCACCAACTTCAGGGATTTTAATTTTTCTTAGTATAATTTTTATTAGTTTTTGCCCTCCATTTTCAGAAATAACT